GGTTAGTCCACTACAAAGACCAAGATGGCGAGGTCGGTCGCGACCCGAGGTGGGTGGAATGACGCAGGGGAAGCTCGAGGCGCTCATGCCTCTGGAATGGGAAGACTCTGACTTCTGGGGCAAGACTTCGCTCTGCCGGCGGTTCAGTATCCGGGGGCAGACGCTCAACGGGAAAAAAGAGTTCGTGCTTTGGGCGCGGTCGGATGATGGCAGGGTGATCCCGAAGCACCTCGGTGTCTTCGACACCTTCGAGCAGGCCGAAGCCGCGGCGAATGAGCGCAAGTATGGCGACATGCCGAAGCGGAATAAGATTTACGACTGGAAGTCCGACGCGGAGGATTGGCGGTGAAGGTCTGTCCGATCTGCAAGGCGGAGAACACCGGGGGCAAGCCGCATCGCTGGCATAAGGTTGCGCACCGACAGAAGGGGTACACGACCGAGATGCTGACCGAGATGGTGAGCCAGACCATACAGCGCAACCAGGTGAAGGCTATCGTGTCCGAGGCGGTGGACCTTGCAAGGCAGCCAGACCATTGGACGCCGAAGCCGTCTCGCCGAGAGTATCACCGCGCCTATTACTGGCGGCACGTCGAGAAGCGACGGCGGCAAAGAAACGTGGCCAAGCGCATGCGCGCCAAACTGCAGCCCTTGATCTCTGATCTCTGTGTTGCTGTAGACTTGGGCAGAATATCCGCGAGGTGGTGATATGGGCGTGAGACAAAGACAGCGAGGCGCTGAGACTGAGCGAGAAGTGTGCGACAAGATCGCCGCTGGTACTGGCTGGGTCGTCAAGCGCGAGCTGGGTCAGGCTCGAGATGGCGGTTGCGATATCCGGCTGGGCCGGTTCGTGATTGAGGTCAAGCGCCGCAAATCCATTGCGGTCTACGACTGGATCGACCAGGCGAAGGCGGCGTGTGCGCCTTACGAACTGCCGGTCGTGGTAGCCCGTGGCGACAAAAAGGAATTTCTCGTCATCCAGCCCTTGGAGGATTGGCTCAAGATGGCCAAGGCAGAGCTGCCGGAGCGATAGCGTGAAATGTCCAAAGTGCTCGAAACCGAGCGAGGTCGTGAAGGTCTACCAGTTCCCGACCGAGGCGAGACGACGCAGAGAGTGCATGACCTGTGGTCTCAGATTCTCCACCAGCGAGCGAGTATGGCGGCGAGTCTATGCCGAAGAGATCAAGAACAGGCCGCTCAAAGGCGCCAAGAAGCAGAAGCTCGACGAGTACCGACCAAAGCGGACGTATAGCAACTTTGACGTGATCGCCTTGGAAGGGTACGACATGGACTATGAAGACGTTTCAACCTACGTGCACATGAGTGACGACTGATGGCAGGTTCTCCAATCAAGCGAGAGAAGCGCGACCGAGCGATTGCGATTCTTAACAGCCCAAACTTCATGAAGGAAATCTGCGAGTACGTTTCGACTGGCGGGAGCCTGGCAGAGTTTGCCGTGGCGAATCAGATTCCATACGGCAGAATGCACCGATTCCTATTTGACAACGAAGAGCGGAAGGCAGCGGTGTTGGCTGCGCGCCATGCTCGAGCGCAATGGCACGTCGAGCGAATGGAGCGGCTTGCCAATCACGTCGAAGAAGATCGCATTGATCCTCACGCTGCGAAGGTGGCGAGCGACATTCGCCGCTGGGTTGCGTCTCGGCTAGACATGCAGACGTATGGCGACAAGATGCAGGCGAAGGTGGAGTTCACCGACACGACGCAATTACACCTTGAGGCAGTGCGCAATCTCATGCGAACGGTGAGCGTGGTCGAGCCAGAAAAGCTGACCGCAGACACAGCGACGGACGCTGAAACGACCGCGCGCAGCACAACAGATGCGAATGAGAATGAGAATCATTCGCATTTAGACTGAGGTTTTATGCAAGGGCATGCGCATGTTATGCACGAGCGCAATACGCAACTCGCGCAAGTCATTGATTCATAAGGAAATGCGCATCGGATTGCGCATAATACCCATTATGTCAAGTTGTCCACCATGCGGTCACTTTGCTCGTAAGTCATTGATTCCCATGCACTTCCCGATTCCGACCGCTCGCGAGACCCCCCCCCGGCAGTGGCCCCGGCGGGGGGCTGGCGCTGGCGTAACCCCACACCTACCAATTTGAAAAAATGCAGAATCCATACTTCGACTTCGTAAAACGCTACCACAAGGCTCCTGTGGCCTTCGTGGAGGAGGTGCTAGGGGTGACCCCAGACCCGTGGCAGCGTCGCCTCCTAGAGCTTCTGGCTGCGAATGAGCGCAAGATCAGCGTCCGCTCTGGCCACGGCACCGGCAAGTCGACCGTCGCAAGCTGGGCCATGCTCTGGTTCATGCTCACCCGCGTGCCCGTCAAGGTGGTCGTGACCGCTCCCACGGCAAGCCAACTCTTCGACGCGCTATTCGGCGAATGCCGCCGCTGGGCCAAACTCCTCCCCCCCGCCATCGCCGACTTGCTCGAGATCAAGTCTGACCGAATTGAATTGAGGGCCAGCCCAGAAGAGGCATTCATCTCTGCCCGTACCAGCCGCGCCGAACAGCCCGACGCCTTACAGGGTATTCACGCCGAGTTTGTGCTTCTGGTCGTTGACGAAGCGCCTGGCGTATCGGAGGCGGTTTTCGAGTCCGCCGGCGGCAGCATGTCCGGCCACAACGCGACCACGCTGCTTCTCGGCAACCCCACCCGCACGCAGGGGTACTTTTACGACACCTTTCACCGCCTATCTTCCGAGTGGAAGAATCTGCACGTCAGTTGCTTGGACTCGCCGCGAGTGTCGGCGGATTACGTCGCCGAGATGGCGAGCCGGTACGGCGAGGGGTCGAACGCCTATCGGGTGCGCGTGCTCGGTGAGTTCCCGGTCGCGGACGACGACACGCTGATTGGCCTTGAGCTGGCCCAGAGCGCCATCGACCGCGACGTGGTGCAGAACCCCTCCGCGCCGATCCTCTGGGGGCTGGACGTGGCGCGCTTTGGCACCGACAGCTCTGCACTTTGCAAGCGCCAGGCGAATGTGGTGCTCGCGCCGATCAAGACGTGGAAGAGCTTGGACCTCATGTCGCTGACCGGCGCGGTGATGCACGAATGGGAGTCGACCGACCCCAAAGACCGCCCCGCCGAGATCCTGGTCGACAGCATCGGCTTGGGCGCAGGCGTGGTCGACCGATTACGGGAGCTGAAGCTACCAGCCCGCGGCATCAACGTCGGCGAGTCGCCCGCCTTCAAGGGGCAGTACGCGAATCTGCGCGCCGAGTTGTGGGCTAAGGCCAAGGCGTGGCTCGAGGCCAAAGACTGCAAACTGCCGCGTGACGAACAGCTCGTCAATGAATTATCCTCTCCGCGGTATTCGTTTATGAGCAACGGCAAACTGAAGCTCGAGAGCAAGGACGACATGAAACGCCGCGGACTGGCATCGCCCGACCGTGCGGATTCTTTCGTGCTGACCTTTGCGAGTGAGGCGGCGACGGCTGGTGGCGCGTATGCGCCGACGTGGACGAAGGCGGTCAAGAGACAGATTCGGGGAGTGGTATGAGCATTGACCATTTAGGCGGATTCATCCCAGAAGGCGACCGCGCGACGTGGATGCCGGATATATGGGGCTATATCGCATTAACCTACAAGGTTAAATCGGTCATCGATATTGGCGCCGGGTACGGACACAACATCAAGTGGTGGCATGACTTGGGGTTTGATGCGCGCGGTGTCGAGGGTCACCCGGTCGCGCTTGCGGAGAGTCCGTGCGCAGATATTCTCATCTCGCACGATTATGAGCGCGGCGCGTATACCCCAGGCCGTGAGTACGACCTTGCCATTTGCACCGAGTTTGTCGAGCACGTCGACCAGAAGTGCGAGGCGAACTGGTTTGCAACGATGCAAAAATGCAAGTACGTCCTCATGTGCCACGCGGTGCCAGGGCAGGGCGGGCACCATCACGTCAACGAGCAGACTTCCGAGTATTGGATTGACCGTTTTGCGGAAAACGGATTTAAGTGCGACTGGATCACGTCGCTCATGTTCCGCGAAACCAACAACCGGCAGGGATCTGGCTGGGGGCGGCCGACGCTGATGTTTTTCGTGCGCGACCTATGAAGTATTACTGCATCACGCTCGCTGAAACGCCGGAGCGCACCGAGCACGCTCGAGCGCAAGCCGCCAAGGCCGGTATTGAGTTGGACTTTATTCAAGGCATCTTCGGCAAGACCATGCAGGTCAAGTCCGAGATTCCGATGCACACAGATTATTTCGTGACTCGCGGCGCGACTTGTCTGGTTTTGTCGTGGCATATTGCGTGGCAGATTGCTTGGCGCGACGGACACGAAGAGTTTGTGATCTTCGAGGATGATTTCATCCTGCCGGACAACTTCAACGAGCGCTTTGCCAAGATTCGCGAGGAGATACCGCACTGGTGCGATCTTGTGTATCTAAACTCCTGCTGCACAACCGACAAACCCGGCAAGAAAGAATCGACGAATCTGTGGGAGATCAAGTACCCGCTCTGCACTGCCGCTATTTGGCACCGCCGGCGTGCGATACCGACGCTGCAGGCGTATACAAAGCCAGCCAATACGCCGGTCGATATCTTGCTTGAGTGGCACGCGCTGCCACACCTGCGCGTACTGACCGCCGTGCCGCCTTTGGTCTCGCAGGCTACGCAAGACCTGGCGGTGCCGATGCCATCAACGATCCATATGTGAGGAGACGATGAATGCTAAAGCCAAGCGACGTGCTATTGTTCCAGAAACGTCTCGACAAGAAAGCGCCGCCGCGACCGGAGCCAAAGAAGCCGCCCGAGCCGCCGAAGGGCGGGCCCAGGCCGCCGAAGGTTTTCCCCAAAGAAGCAGCCTAGTCTTATCTGACCACCTGCCCGCCAGCGCTTTTGTACGGCTGGAGGTGCCATGCTCCCCGATGCTGCCGTGCAACCCATCCATCGCGAAGGATGGCGACGGCAATTTGCGCTGCATGATCCGCGCGGTCAATTACGAGCTGGGCGAGGAGGATGGCATCTGGTTTCGCGGCGACCCGGCGCCGAACACCGTCAATTATTTGGCGGACCTAGCCAACGACTTGACGGTCAAGTCCATCGTCAAGGTGGACGATGTAGCGCAGCGTGCCTCGCGCTTGCCGTGCCGTGATGGGCTTGAAGATGCGCGCCTCTTTTGGTTCTTGGGGCGCTGGTGCTTTACCGCCTCCGGCCTGCATCATGGGCCTAGGGTGCGCACCACGATGGCGCTCTGCGCGCTGGATGGGGACAAGGTGTCATCGCTCGAGTTCCTGCACAGCCCGCACAATGCCGAGATGGAGAAAAACTGGATGCCATGCGTCGCTGACGGATGGCTCGGGTTTATCTATCTGCATCATCCGGTCGAGTCTTACGAGGTGCACCCCGTGCGCCGCCGGCTCTGGCTTTCATCGTTCCCTGAGCTGCAGAAGTGGTCGGGTGGTTCGCAGATTGTGCCGTATGATGGCGAGCGACTTGGCGTAGTCCACCAGCGGCGCAAGCACAAGAATCGGGTGTATTACACGCACCGACTGGTCAAATACAACAGCAACCTAGAGCCCATTCACGCTGGTCGTGAATTTTACTTTCGCGGCGAGCAGATCGAATTTTGCGCCGGCCTAGTGCCGCACAATGACGGTTTCGTGCTCTCTTTTGGCGTCAAGGACAGAGAAGCGTGGCTGGTGTCGCTCAAGGCGACCGAGATTGCCTCGCTTTTGGCTTGACAATAGGAGAGACACACTTTCGGCACGGGTGCCGGTTTTATGTATCCACAAAATGGTTCCATGATTGAGCAGAGCGAGGCGGCGTTAGGCATCGTTGAACCGATGGACGACGCTGATCTTGAGGCATTGGTCGGCACTGAGCTGACCGACGCGACCTCATTCGTCGACGCCGAGCTTTCGCCGGTGCGTGCTCGAGCGATTCAGTATTACCGCGGCGAGCCGTTTGGCAACGAGGAAGAGGGGCGCTCGCAGGTTGTCTCAACCGACGTGCGGGACACCATCACCGGCATCATGCCGTCGCTGATGAAGGTCTTCTTCGGCTCCAAGAAGATTGTCAACTTCACGCCGCGCAATCCTGAAGATATCCCTGTTGCAGAGCAGGCGACCGATTACGTCAACTACATTTTCACCAACGACAACAACGGCTTCCTTGTCTGTCATTCGGTGTTCAAGGATGCCCTGCGCGGTGCGCTCGGTATCGCTAAGTATTACTGGGAAGAAAAGACAGAGATCAAGACCGAGTTTTTCACGGGCCTTGATGAGTCCAGCCTGACGATGCTGCTTTCTGAGCCTGGCGTCGTCGGCAGCGCCATCTCGTCAATGGACGACCCATCCTTTCAGCCGCCGATTGACCCCGCGACCGGCCAGCCGATGCTGGACCCGATGACGGGACAGCCGATGCCGGCACCTCAGATTTACTCGGTGGAACTGAAACGCGAATTCAAAGACGGGCGCGTGAAGGTGGAGGCGATCCCGCCGGAAGAGTTTCTGATCGACCGTCGCGCTCGCTCGGTGGAGGATGCCACGCTGACGGCGCATCGCCGCATGATGCGCGTCTCTGATCTTGTCGCACTGGGATACGACCGCGATGAAGTCGAGTCGCAGATGGGCGTGTATGAACTCGACACCAATGACGAATATCTGGCGCGTAATCCATACGCGCAGTCCTACGGGCCAGGCGGCACGCAGGACGATAAGCGCGTGCTCTACTGCGAGGCGTATATCCGCGTCGACTATGACAAGGATGGCATCTCGGAGCTGCGCAAGATTTGCACCATCGGCCCGTCTTACAAGATGGTGTCCAACGAGCCGTGCTCGCATTCTCCGTTCGCACTTTTCTGCCCTGACCCAGAGCCGCATGCGTTGATCGGGCTTTCGATCTTTGACATGACTGCGGACTTGCAAAAGATCAAGTCGGCGATCATGCGTAATATGCTGGACTCGCTCTCTCTGGCCATCCACCCGCGGGTGGGAGTGGTTGAGGGGCAGGTCAACATGGACGACGTGCTGAACACCGAAGTCGGTGGCGTGATTCGCATGCGCCAGCCCGGCGCGGTGCAGCCATTCTCCGTGCCCTTTGTGGGGCAAGCCGCATTCCCGATGCTCGGGTACCTTGATGAGGTACGCGAGACCCGCACCGGCATGAGCAAGGCCGCGATGGGCCTGCAGGCCGATGCGCTACAGAGCACCACCCGCGCGGCCGTCGCCGCGACCGTCAGCGCAGCGCAACAGCACCTTGAGCTAATCGCCCGGATTTTCGCCGAAACCGGGATGCGCGCCCTGTTCAAGGGCATTCTCAAGCTGGTCGTGGAAAACCAAGACCGTCCGCGGGTGGTGCGCCTTCGAAATCAATGGGTGCCGATAGACCCGCGCTCTTGGGACGCCGGCATGGACGTGGAAATCGATGTTGCGCTTGGCGGCGGCACTGAAGAGCAAAAGATCGGCGTGCTCAATGCCATTGCCCAGAAGCAAGAGCAGATATTGCAGCTCATGGGGCCGCAGAATCCGCTCGTGACGCCGCAGCAGTACCGCAACACGCTGGTCAAGCTGACCGAGGTGTCAGGATACAAGAATTCGGATGAGTTCTTCTTGAACCCGGCGACGATGCCCCCGCAGCCGCCGCCTCCGCCGCCTCCGCCAGACCCGGCGCAGATTTTGGCGCAGGTGGAGCAGCAGAAGATTATGGCGGACATTCAGAACAAGCAGGCAGAGCTGGAGCTGAAGCGTCAGCAGATGTTGCTTGAGGACGACCGCGCTCGAGACAAGCAAGAGGCGGAGATGATGCTGCGCGCCTATGAGATTCAGCTCAAGAGCGGCACCACGGTAGACGTGGAGTCAATCAAGGCGATGATGGCGCAGCCGCGCGTGGCGAGCCCGAGTGAGCAGCGCCCGGTCATTCCGCAGATTCAGCCGGTGCCGCCGATGGCTCCTGTGCCGCCGCAGGGCATTTAATGCCATGCCGCTGGAAGACATAGACGTACCGGCGCCGCCGAACCCAAACGTGGCCCCTGCGGCTTACATGCCGCAGTACCACAACCAGATCAACAACCAGTTGAGGCTGTATCTCAACAGGTTGAGTTCGAATCAGTCTGAGATTATCAAGTTCATCCAATCACTGACGGACCTTAACTTGCTCTCTAAAACCAATTTTGACGCTTTCGGACGGCTGCGGACCTCGACTCCGTACACGCTTTTCGATAGTCAAAACAGATTCACCAAAGACACGCAGTTCGACGAGGCTCTCTCTGGCTCGGCGACTTGCACGCATTTAGCGAACGAGTCATCTGTCGCCATGAATGTCACCACGGCATCTGGCGATCAAGTTGTGCGCCAGAGCAAGCGCGTCTTCCCGTACCAGCCAGGCAAGTCGCTGCTCATCATGTGCACGTTTGCGATGGCAGCAGGCGCGACCAACCTGCGCCAGCGGGTCGGGTATTTCAATGCCAACAATGGCATTTTTTTGCAGCAAAACAACAACGCGCTGTCGCTGATCGTCCGTACTTATACCGGAGGCTCGGCCAGCGATACTCGAGCAGTTGCGCAGACGGACTGGAACGGCGACAAGTTGGACGGCAGCGGCGCGAGCGGTATCACGCTCGACGTGACCAAGACCCAGATATTTTTTATCGACCTTGAATGGCTGGGTGTTGGCACGGTGCGCTGCGGGTTCGTTATTGATGGCGAGTATATTGTTGCGCACACTT